TAGGGATTGGTTAACGCGATTATCAACCAGTTGTTACAGGTTTGCTTTATGCGGTTCCTGCACCTGAGTTCCCTCTTGGTCTTCCAACACCTGAAGGGCCTGCTTTAGGGCTTTTATTTGCTCTTTGCGGTCTTGGCTGTTTGGAGGGATTGGCTCTCCTTTCAGCGCCAGCACCAACCTTGGTTTTTGTTTCAGTGCTGTCACCGCCCTTCCCACCTTTTCGATTGTTGTTCTTAGGCAGGCCTGGAAATTTAGCAGATCCTTCTGGATTGCTTCGTCCTCTACTTTCAGATTGCGAAGCTCCTGAACTAGTGGGTTGATCTTCTCTGCCACTTGTTCGGGTAGTCTCAGGGTTTGCTCGTAAATGCTTACTTTCGACATCTTCTTGTATTTGACGAGCGTCCAATGGCTCCGTCGGCATAGCATCCTCATCGAGTGTATCCTTGTAAGGACATGGCTCTTCATTTCGATTGAGGGGACGGAGCTCCCAGGGATTATTGAGTTGCTGCAGATGTAACCTGAATTCTTCCAAGGTTTCCCTATCAAATCCAGTCCTCGCCGAAATGCAAGCAAACATCAAATCATGATCTTTGGGATCCTGGGGCCAAGCGCCACCTTGCGTCAACCAGTATGATTTCTCACGATCTTTTGACAACCTTTGTGCTCTCTTGGAATCTTCACCAACCTTTGCAATATAATTGCGTTGGATCATCTGACAATAATCACTTGTTATCGGAGTGAACCGGTCAGTGATTATATAGCCGTCTAATCGGTCAAGAGCGGCCGTTTCCAATGGAACATTTGGGTCTCTGGCAGTGAGGTGCAGTTTTCTCCAAGTTCGAAGTGGATCCTGCATAGTTGTACTAGTTGTCCAAGGGTCGACGTAAACCCTCGCCAGAAAGGTTACGCCGGTATCGGGTAAGCATGTTTCAAATTTCATGCGCAAACCCAATTGGTCACAAATCTTGGCGTGAGCACGCTTAAGTTCTTTACGGGTTAAGCCATCATCACCAAATTTCGGCCCAATCAGGCAGAAACATTCGAATGGTGTCAAATGTGGGAATGTTTCTCTAAGGCAACAATATTCCTCAAAACCATCAGTGTGGGTGTTTCCGTCACAAGTGGCCGGATTACCACTTTTGACCCCCTCACCTGGTTCATATTTAAAATTGAAGCGTTTAGCAAAAGCTGGTATGCTAAGAAGATAGTTGGCATATTCACGAATTGCAGTATGATAATCAGGATGAAAATAGCGCAACATGCAAGCGATGTACACCTGCATTTGCAACCATTTAGATGTTGTTCCATCAAGATTTTCAAAATCGGTTTCACCAATTTCATCCACTCCAGCAGCATAGTCCATCACACATTTGGCTATTTCAACTGGTGATTTGCCAGGACAGAACCAATGCTTATTATGTTCACCATGCAATACATCATCACGGTATTTTAATGTGTACTGCGAAAACTGGAGCAGGAATCGGATATCAGGATAAGATGATATTATTCTAGCCGATTTCATGCAAGCTTCGTTCTTCATAAAAGCTTCAATTTTCTTTTGAGGTGTCATTTCGACAGTTTCCCAAACCTGCTTAGTAGCCAGAACCTGCGAAGGTTTATCAAGTAGTTCTGCTGTTTCTTCAAGACCATATGGTACACCTTCGTGTGCCACAGGGACTACCAATTTCGCAAATTCAACTGCATAAGCTTGAATCTTCTTGTTTGGCACCTTATCGTTCTTGTAAAAGGTGACCCGTCTGTCGATTGACAACGACATTGCTTCCCATCGTTTGATCATAGGCATCAAATTATGATCAGTGACGAGCGGTGCTGAATACTGCCGGCTACTAACCTCGGGCTGTTCAGCTTCAGTGGCTATAGGCCAATGGACTTTCGGAACCGTTGACCTCACCAGCCTGGCGGGATCTGGCATTTCAGACACGCCCTTTCGGTAATATTGCCCGGTTAAGGCTAAAATCTTGGAGTCAGTATACTTCATTCCAATCATGCGACTTGTAACTGATTGCTGTGATTGGAGTCCCATTAGTATGTCAAAATCTTCCTTCAACAAATCAACAGTGGCATCCTCGCCATCACGTCCAAAGTTGATTCTCAAATTTCCTTCTTGATTGACATACACAATGGAATTCCATCCGGGTCTCGTTTTATCTGCATATGTGATATGCTTCAACCTTCGAGCTCCAAGATTGGTTGGTAAAAACCGCCATTTCCACACAGTAAACTGCGGGATTGTCCAGACAAACAACCTATGGGGACAAGCCTTCCATGGTCGTGAGTGATGCACCTTTGTGAACACAACCTGATGTAAACCAATTGTCCACAATAGATTTCTTCCCAA